CGACGCTGGCCGGAGCACCTGCATAATCAGGAGCAATCGTTTCCGGATCAAACACTTCAATAGAAGTTTCGGTTTCTGGTTCCGTTTCTTCCACTTTAGTGTCGGTTTCAGTGCCCGGAACAAAAAATTCTGGTGGTGTACCAAACAGGTCACCTAGATCCCCCGGAGTTGCTCCCGGAGCCACTGAACTAGGTGGCGTTAAATCTTCCCTCGGCTTAGGAGGAGCCGGAGGAACCGGTGGCTGTATGAAATCAATTGGAGTACCGGTCACACCAGTAGCAAACGGATCAGTACCCGGCGGAGTTACAGTTCCACCAGATCCGGGGCCGCCGCCACCGCCAGTATCTCCACCAGTATCCGTACCCGTTCCCGGACCATAAGGCTGATACGGTTTCTTTAGTCGCGCTCGCAATGCATCCAAGTACGCCTGCAGGGCGGAAGTATCCCGAGGCGCGGTGTTAGGGGGGACTAGCAGGCTTTCGTAGTACTTCCCAAGCCCGGCTCGGTCCTGCGTGAAAGAGGGCTGATAGGTAGTAACGGTTTGGGGGAGCACAGCGCCCGGAGACACCATAACCTCGCCACCGTCAGCAAATCTCTCTTCCCCAAAGATCATGCCGCCACCGGCATACCCCGGATACTTGTCCGTGAAGTAACCCGGTTTAAACAGCCACTCACCGTAGCCCTTGCCGTAGTTCGGGTTGTAATCGCCCGGGATGTAGTAGCGAGGCTTCGACATCTGCCCGCCCTTCATATCTTCTTCGTCAACGGTCGGAGTCAGAGCCGCTTGGATGCCAAGCGAGGTAGCGTACTTAGACGCCATCTTGCCGAACGGACTCGTGTAACCGCCCTCCAATCCGGTCGTAAACGCCTTGCGGCCCTGCTCAGTGGCTAGGCCCTTGATACCCTCGAAGATCCCCGACTTGCTCGGCTGGGGTGTGACTGGAGATACGGCAGGAAGCGGAGTGGTAGTCTGCGGTAGCCTGACGCCAAAAGTCTGTTTATCGAGATCGGGCTTGTCCAGATCGTAGCCCATCAACTCGTCTTCTTTCAGACCCAACTGCTGTGACAAAGTCTTGGGAGGAGCCATCCGCACTGCAGCAGCCCGACGTAAACCTTCGCTGATGTTCGATCCGCTATAGGCGCTGAACCCGGCATTTAAACCTTTCTTAAAACTGCCCTCGATAAGGCCCGTCGCGCCACCGACAATCGCACTTGTAGCAGTCGAGCCAAGGCCCGGGAACACCCGATTAAGGGTAAATCCTGCGATGGCAGGAAGGATGGACTTCAAGAACCCGGCTTCCGGCAGACCCGTGTGGGGATTAAGCGTAAGAGAGCCGCCCGCAGCTTGGGCAATTGACTGCAAACCCCGAACTTCCCCGGGGGTCATGTGAACAAGAACTTTATCTTCCCCCCGCCCCTGAGAAGCGAGAAGGCCAGCTAGCCCGGCCATGTTAGGGTTTCGATTCATACTTCCCTCGCGGGGTCAAGTTGTCTGAATAATATCATGTAGCAGCCTGATAAATAGCCGAGCCGTAGTTCGACACCCAAACCACGCTTAAGATGATGGACGGGATGGCTGGCCTGTTGTTAGTAGCTGCCACGTACGGAATGATGACATCGGTATCAGCAGACTCCCAAGCCAACTCAAAGTAGTCGTTGGCCTCCATCACAAGCACAAAGTTCCAAGCCGCCACGATCTCGCTGTTAGGACCGTCAATAACGATCTTGGTATTTGAGTCCGGTACGTTGACTCCGTTAATCCGGGGCCAAATATAGACCGCACTAGCCGAACCGCCTGACTTGTCTAGCTGAGCGGAGAACTGAAAGTTGTATACACCAGTATTAGCGACGTAAATTTTGGAAGTCGGGGTACCACGAGTAACTTCGTAGTCCGAAACGACTGAGTTATACGTAAAAAGATTGATAGCGTTGGATACCGGGTTCGTCTGCGTCGTGGTATCGAAATACGAAGCGTGTGGAGTAGGCGCGTTGATCCGGTTTGAGACTTGGTTAAAGTACAGACGCAGGACGTTATTGAACTGCTCCATACCACGCTGATCGTATTGCCGAAGCGCAACTGGCAAATTTGGCGGAACTACACCACGTGGAGTTGTCATTACCGACGACCATCCGGCCTGATATCAAGACGCAGCGCACCTACCTGCCACGACACGCCAAGCCCAGAAGACCCGACACGTACAGCCATCTGCCTACCGCGAACCCGAGTAAACAACTGCTCGGTATAGATCTCGTACGGCAGCACTGCCGTCGCATTAACTTGTTCTATATCAGGAGTGCCGTACGCGGAGCCGGGATAGTTACGCGGATAGATCGAGATAGTAACTGATGGCGAAGAGGTCGTAGACCCCAAGAACTTGATATCCGGGATGATGCGGGAGACGAAGCCGAAGTTGTGTCCGTCACCGATGTCAAAGTCAGACGACTCAATAAAGCAAGTAATTGGCTGCGCCACACCCGTCGAGACATCATCCCAATTCACTTCGTGATACAGGACTTGGTTTGGTGCCGTCATCGAAACGGTAGTACCCGTTGTGTGAGAAGTAGCAGTCGAAGGCACCCCAGCAGGGCTATTCGCACCTCGCACACATCCAGTCAAAGTGTCGCCACTAACCCCCGTATAAGTAATGTACTCACTATCAATCTGAACCGTACCTGATCGTGGGTAAGCAGAAGCTTCAAGCAGAGCGATAGAAGTGACAGATGAATTGATGTTCGTCGCAAGGTAAGAAGTCTGGATGCTGAACGACAACATCGGATAGTCGCGGATACTCTGCGGCGAGAACGCAGACCGGTTCAAGCTGCCATACGACCAGACATTATCAAGGTAGTTGTAGATCACTACCGTGTCATTCACTGTGCTACCTGTGCTTGGGTAGAACCACCAGACTTCACTGAACGCTTCGTTGTTGCCACACATAACCTGTGCGATCTGGTCTTTGTTCAACGTACTGAAGATGTGTTGGCGAATCGTGCAGGGCAACGTATTTACACGACCGTCGTACACGAAGAACTTATCCAAGCCCATCCAGTACACAGCGTTGTTGACGTTGATCACCGCATTCTGAGAGGCAATAGAAACGTCTTGATCAAGCAGGGTGAACCCAAACACAAACGGAGGTCCGAGGTACTGCATCGAGTACACAGCCGTGTCTGTCCAAATGATAATTTCCTGACGAGCAGTTGTCGCCGTTACGATCTTGGAGCCATTAGCAATACGTTGCTCACCTGACTGGTTAGTAACTTCAGGCACCCACTCGTACGGGTTATCAGCATCAGACCAACGCACCAACAACGGATCAAACGGTGTACTGAAGTTAGTCGGGTCGTAAGGATTAGATCCAAAGCAAACCGTAAAGTCGTCAACCGGAGAGTCAATAATTAACGCGGTTTCATCAGGCACATGTCGTCCGGCATAGCTAAATGTCAAAGCTGAGACTGTAGCGGAAGCTGTCGTAGCGGTTGAAATAGTGACCGAAGTACTGCCATCCCATGCCGCAGTGACATACGTGCCTGAGACGATACCGCTGCCTGAGATGACTGAGCCGGTGTTGATACCCGTAGCATCAGCTACGACAAGCGTGACAGACCCTGAAGCATAGGCTGCCGTCGTCGTTGTTTTAGGCAGTGAATTGGCCTTTTCTTCAAGCGTGATAGCCCGTGCCCACGTAGTAGTGTCATTAGTCCAGTAGTAAATCGGGCCGTTGTTCTCAGCAAAGATCAGGTCGTTGCCATAGTTAAACTGTGACCACAAACGCAGCGGAACACCCTGTGGAGTTGAAGAACCCCAGCCACCCGATCCCCACGGAGGACCACCCCAACCGACGTTGGACGTATAGACAGCGGTACCAGCATCAATGTCGATACTGGCAATAACTAATGAGCCACCGCCCGTCGCAGATGAACTAGCAGCAGTTGGGGTTACGATGACAAGTGAGTTATCGCCCGGAACTTCTACGATCTCAAACTGCCCGTTTAAAGTCAGGCTGCCTACCGAAGTCGCACCTGAAAAAGTAACGTAAGTACCTACTGATGAGCCGTGCGCTGAGGCTAAAACGGTGACAAAGTTACTGCCCGATACAGTCGTAAACGGGTTTTGAGACAGGTTTAGGGAACTGCCAAGCGGAGTAATGTCGTAATACTCACCACCCAGTTCGACATAAAACTTCTGATTCGTGCCGACGCCCAGCAAATTTAAACCATCAATCGTTACCCAGTTCCACAATGACCGAGCAACGCCTTTAAACGTAGACAGAATCGTGGAAGAGTTTATCCAGCCACCGATCCTTTGGGCGTAGCCACCACGGAAACGCACCTTGTCTACGACGAAGTAACCGCCCTCACCTGCGTAATTGGTAGTTTCACGGTTGACGCCGGGGCGGAATTCGACCTTCTGAAGTGGCATTACATAACCCCCGACAAGTACAGCGCACGTTCGTCCATACGCCGTTTAATCAGTCCCGGCAGTACTTTACCACCGGCCTTCGTCCATTTCATAAACTCGTCGGCTGCTTCCTCCAGTTCGCCCCGGTTGGTCTTCATCCGAAGGGAAGAGCGTTGGAGATTGCCGAGACCCACGTTGAAGGCAAAAGATACGAGAGCATCAAAGACTCCCTGACGGCCAACAGCAGCAGGGCAAAGTCGAACCACACCACGCTCAAACCGGCCAAGGTCTTGAGAAAGTATCCGGTCCACCTCGTCCATCGTGAGAACCCGGTCCCAGCCTGCGGGTATCGGTAGATCTTTGCGTTCATTAAATGGGATAGCGGTGTGTTTTGGATCAATCACGTGGCCGACACCGACAGTCCACAAGAGGGCAGGGCAGCGGTAAGGCTTGGTCCGTACCCCCTCGTGATGTTTGATCATGTCGAT